TCACGGAACGATGACGAAGTACGACACTTGCGAGAGTTACGGCACAACGTTCATAGCTAAAAGGCTCCGGGAGATGGCCGATGACGAAAATGTCATCGGCATAATCCTGGACATAGACTCTCCCGGCGGCAGTTCGTCTGCCATCCCTCCGATGATCGAGGCGATCAGCCACGCGAAGGCCGCCGGAAAGCCGGTCTACGCACATGTGGACTGCTGTGCCTCCGCCGCCTACTGGGTGGCCTCCCAATGTGACGCCATCTACATGGACAACGACCTTTCCGAGGTCGGCTCCATCGGAGCCATGGCCGTGTTCATCGACAGCACGGCTGCCAATCCTATCACCGGAGAGAAGACTATTGTCATCTATGCCGAGGAGTCTCCGGACAAGAACTTCGCCTACAGGGAGGCACTTTCCGGAAGGTACGAGGCGGCGAAGGCCGAGCTGAAGCCGCTGGTGGATCAGTTCAGGGATGCCGTCGTAGCCGGAAGGCCTACCATCCACAAGGATCAGGACGGGGTTCTCTCGGGAAAGATGTTCCTCACCGCCGACGCGCTGCGCCTGAACATGGCGGATGCCAGGAAGACCCTCCACGAGACAATAGATGCGGTCTTCGCACTTGCAAGCATTTAACCAATCTTTTTCATAATGGACAAGAAAACACTCAACAACTCGAAGATGGGCAGACTCGTCGCCCGTCTCTTCGGCAAGGTCGAGCTTGACGTGAAGGACGGAAAGGTCTCCCTTACCGACCAGGAGCGCCAGAAGGTTCTGGAGAACTACGGCCAGGACTTTCTCGACAAACTCGAAAGCATCAACCTCGAAGAGGAGGCTGATGCCGTGACCCTTTTCGACGCGGCTGTAGCCGCCAAGACGGCGGAAGCAACAGCCGCGCTGACAGCACAGATCGAGAAACTACAGAATGACGTTGTCTCGCTGGCATCTGAGCCGGAGCCGAAACCAACCGCCTCTGGAGCGGAGGTGCCGCCGCAGACGAAGGTCTTCAACATCAACATGGCCGCCGTTCACAACAAGCTTGTGCGGGAGGCTCTTGATTCCGTCAATCCGTACGCCTTCGCAGCCATGGACGACGCTACCATCGACATCAAGGATCTCAACGCGGAGTTCTCCATGGTGATGCCTCCGAAGATGAAGCTGGAGCTGCTGAACAAGAGGATCTACAACGGATTCGACGACGCGAAGCACATGACCCGCATCCAGTCCAACACGGACTACATCGCCTCCGCGGCCATCATGTCAGAGGTCTCCCAGCAGTTCACCCCGAAGTGGACGCCTAAGGGAGCCGCGAAGTTCACTCCGATCCGCATCCCTTACCGCCGCCACAAGCTGAACGTGCTGATCCAGCCGGCGGAGGTGCTGAAGAGCTGGCTGCTCTATCTCTACGAGCAGGGCAAGACCATGGCGGACATGCCTATCACCCGCTACATCATCGAGAACCACATCCTTCCTAAGGTGCTGGATGACATCTCCATCTCGATGATCGCCAAGGGTAAGTTCATCGATGCTGGTGTTGTCGCTGACGGTGACACAGGCAAAGCCGCCAAGAACTCGATGGACGGTTTCGAGACCATCCTTGTGGAGGGCAAGTCAGACGAGAATTGCAAGATCAACTACTACAAGGCGGCAGCCGACCCGATGGCGATGTCGGACTCCGAGCTCCTCGCCTACATCGACGGCTTCGTTGACAGCATCTCCGGACTGTTCGCACACATCGTGACCATCCAATGCTCCGAGCAGCTGCTCACCCGCTACAAGAGGGCGGACTTCGCCGTCAACGGCAAGTACACCGGCGTGGAGAATGACGGAAGCATCCGCTTCACCACCTTCCACCTCGTACCTCTGAAATCGATGTACAACTCCCCTATCATCTTTGCGACCCCGAAGGAGAATTTCGTGGAGCTTGTGGATCTCTCCAAGGCGGAGAGCTGCATCGTCAAGATCGAGGAGCAGAACTATGACGTGAAGATTTTCGGCGAGTACTCCCTCTCTACGGGCTTCAAGATCGCCGAGGCTGTGTATGCCGCCGTGCCTGATGGCTACACTCCTGTCGAGAGCATCGTCTCCGATGTCCCTGACACCAATAAGTGGGAGAACGGAAAGAAGGCCACCCAGTCCGTAGACGGTGGCGCATAACGAATAATGACCAAGAATATGGCTTACGTAAAATCATCAATCCCTAGACCTGGTGACGGCGCTGGTTGCGCCGCCACCAGAAAATCCCAGATCATCCTGGTCGATGTGGAGGATGTCGAGACCGAACCTACACGCGAGGTCGGAAATTGCAACGTGACCGGTGACCTCACCCTGAAGGCCGAGGCCAAGGCCATCTCCATCTATGCGACCGCCTCCTCCATCCAGGTGACGGAAGAACTCTCCGGAGATCCTGACGCGGAAGGCATCAAGACCGGCATCGTGTTTGACCATCCGGGCAACTCGGTCGCCATCAAGAACTTCATCGAGGTGTTCAAGAACCGTGGCGTGATCGCCATCGTGCAGGAGTGTGACGGTACGGATTCCGGTCGCCCTCAGATCATGGGGCGCGTCTGCAACCCGCTCAGGCTCTCACTTGAGACCAAGATGGATGGAGAGGCCACGAAGAGGACACTCACCTGGAAGCAGGCGCTTCCTGACAAGTTCCTCGCCGGCGAGTATTCCGGAAAGATGCCGACGGTCGCGGAGGCCGCGGCCTCGGCTGTGGGAGGAGCCTAACGGATGGCCAAGGGTGACAAGACCAAGGCGGCTGTCAGGAAAGAGACCCCAACCGCCGAAGTCTCAGACGGAGGAGCCAGACTGGTTGTCTGCGCCTACGAGGGTACGGACATCCAGTTGTCCAAAGTCTGGGAGAGGATGACAGGCACAAGGCCTGTTGTCATCACTGTCGGACCGGATGACGACATCCGGGACATCCTCGCAGGAGTCATCGCCGACAACAGCGTCGCCGATGAGTTCGTCCTTGTCCCGGCCAACTGCGTCCCATGCGCCCCGATCTCCATCGGGGAGCTATCATCGCCAATCGTGTTCGTGGATGTCGAGGGCAACAAGGTGTTCGGCGAACGGCTGCCTAAACCGTTCTCGAAAGAGAAGCTGGTGGAGGCTCTTCCCGCCGAGGGCCAGACCGCAGAGGAGTTCCTCCGGGACTACTTCAAGAAGAATCTCCACCGGCCGGTCGAGGCCGGATTCCGCTTCGGCAACATCGTCACACCGGTGTACCGCGCGAATCCTTGCGAGCACATTGTCATCGAGGCGTTCGTCCGAAAGAAGTTCGTCTTCGCAACTCCTCAAGGCTATGCGGCCATCACGCGACTGATTGACCAGTACCTGCTGAATGAGTAACGAGATTGACAGATGGATAAGTTCGGGAGCCGAGGTCACTGAAGGACTTCGGCTCTTGAGTATATACGCGCCCAACAGGTGGCTGGACGCTCTTGTCAGGAAGGCTCCGGAGGAATATTCACGGCTTCTGAAGAAGACCTTGCTTCCGTTCGCCGACGGGATCCCGTTCTCGCGGACACTGGCCAAGGGCGGACGGTTCCGGGAGGACTGGCCATTCCTGTCCGAGCCGGACTGTCCTACAGAGCTGAAGGCTCTGGCCGCGGACATGATCTCCTCCTGGCACAACTATGTCAACGCCCACGAGGATCTGTTCAGTTGCACCACTCCGGAAGAGTGCTATGAATGCGCCGAAAAAATAATAAGAAATTTTTCTCAAAATTCAAGTTCTCGCCTTGAATTTCAATACTATAAGGAGCATCACCGAATCCTCGGCAAACACCCGATCTTCGCCTTGACAAAGAAACTGGAGAATCTGAGACGAATGCCGATCACCGAGCTAATCCGGAAAAGGCGCAATGTCCAGGATTCCATCTGGCGCGCGGAGCGGGAAATCAAGAAAGGCGACCGCCCTGACCTGAAAGTGTCAAGAGAGGAAAGGCTTTCCCGCCTGAAGATGACGCTCGATGAGATAAACCGAATGATTAAAGAATATGAAGGAACTGACAACCGAACTTCTCGATGATCTTTCATCCCTTGCGGCCATCGGCTGGACTGATGCCGAACTGGCCGGATTCCTTGACATCACAGAAAGGCAATTGGATGTCATCTTGGCTGATCCCGTCACGATAGATGATCAGCGGATCAGCAACGCCATCAAACGCGGCCAGCTGGAGAAGAGGGCCAAGATCGAACTTGCCGTTGTGCGTGGAGCTATGGGTGGCGACGCCGACTCCGTCGAGCAGTTCCGCGACATCGTCCGGGACAAAAGTTTCACCATCTCAAAGCTGGATCTGTTCGGCGGTGCCGAGAAAGAAGGCGCGTTCGAGAAGATTCAGGAATATATTGCTTCCGGATCAAAGGGCAACCTTTCCGACAAGGAACAGATCTACATAGACCTGCTGACGCTGATATATTCATTGGACGGCCAGTATGGCAAAAGGAGGACGATCAAGTTCCTGACCAGCGCCCCTTTCTGCATCCCCTACCAGCGTGCCGCGGACATATATTCAGAAGCCGTGGAGCTCTTCTTCTGCAACCGTAAGGTCTCCAAAGAAGCGATGCGCAACAAGATGGCGGATCAGTTCGACACACTCTATGTCGCCGCGAGGGACGCCGCCAAGACATCGAAGGACTATGCCGTGGCCGCTGACATCCTTGCCAACAAGGCCCGCGCCCTCCAGCTGGACAAAGATGATCCGGCCAAGCTTCCGGCTGAAATCTACCAGCCGATGTTCCGTCTGCTTTCCGCAACGCCAGAATCCATCGGACTTCCGGCAGCCAACCGTGATGAGCTGGAAAGGCAGATTGACACCGTGGTCGCTCCGGAGTCCGTCAAGAGACGGCTCAGGACCGATGCAGGCATCGTTGATCTCGACATCGTAAAATATCTAGAGGATGCAAAGGAAGAGAGTTAAGCCCGGATCCACACAAGCGGCCTCCGTCCAGTACCAGAACCCGTTCGCGCAGATAGTGTCGCTGGCCGGAGCGTGCCAGAACCTCCAGGTGGTCGGACGTGGCGGAGCCAAGACCACAGACATACAGGCCGAAAGACTTCTGGATGTCATCTATGACATGCCTGGCGCGCCCGTGGTCTGGGTGGCCGACACGTTCACGAACCTGAACGCCAACATCCTCCCATCCGTTCTGGAGGGGCTGGAGCGAAAAGGACTTCGTGAGGGTGTCCACTATGTCATTGAGAAGGAGCCGCCCACCTTTACAGATGCGGAAAAGGCTGGTCTCCCGGACTGGCTTAAGCCCCATTTCTGGAAACCGTTCAACAAACTGGTCTCCTACAAACGCACGATCATATTCTACACCGGCACCAACATCCGGTTCGGTTCCCTTGACCGCCCGGCCACCCTTGCCGGAGCCTCCTACGTCTTTGTCTTCGGAGATGAGGTGAAATATTTCCGGGAAGACAAGATCTCCAACCTGCTGAAGGCAGTCCGTGGCTACAGGCAGGAATATGGTCACAGTGTCTTCTACCGAGGATTCAGTTTCACCACCGATATGCCGGACACCACGCACATCGGGGAATATGACTGGATCCTGAAATATGCCCACAATATGGACATCCCGGCCATCGTGCTTGTGCTGAAAGCCGGCCTGGTCTATAACGAATGCCTGCACGAGGCTGCCGCCGCCAAGGACAAATGGTTGAAAACCCACAGCGGCGAGGATCTTAACATCTACCGCGGCAAGTGCCGTGTGGCCGAGCAGTGGAAGGCGAGGTGGACGGAACTGAGGATGAGGAAGGAAGCCAGAACGTTCTTCATGCTCGCATCCTCGTACATCAATGTGGACATCCTCACTGAACAATGGTTCGGGGATGCCATCGCTGGTAAGCTGCCTGACCTGAACACGGCTATCCTGTCGATGCGTCCGTCCCTGGAATCCGGCGACCGCTTCTACACATCCCTTGCCGAACGCCACTTCTACTACGACGGCACGGATGAGGATGCCTATGACGGTTTCGGGCTGCTGGATAGGGAGGATTGCAGGGTGCTGAAATATCTCGATATCGACAAGCCATTGATGGCGGGAGTGGACTTCGGGAATATGTGTTCGATGTCCATCGCCCAGAACGACATCGAGAAGGGCCGCGCGTGCATACGTGTGGTGAAGTTCCTCTACACTTTGGCTCCCGAATATGTCCCTGACCTCGGAGAGAAGTTCCGCGCTTTCTTCGCTCCGATGAGAAGCAGAACCCTGATGCTATACTATGACCGCGCCGGCAACGCCTACAAGTCGGTGGGAGAGGATCAGGTCAGCAAACTCAAGAAGTCCATCGAGTACGATGGGAACGGTCGCCGCACTGGCTGGACGGTGCAGCTGATGTCCATCAACCAGGGCAACATCGGCCAGCCGGAGGAATACTCGTTCATGCAGGAGATAATGAGCGAGCGGAATCCGAGACTGCCGGTGATCCGCATAGACGCCTACGCCGCCAAGAATCTCAAGCTGTCGCTGGAGAGGGCGAGGACTGCTGTGCGGAACGGTGTCGTGTTCAAGGACAAGAGAAGCGAGAAGCTGCCTGTCGAGCAGCTGCCTACCGAGTCCACCAATCCGTCGGACTCGTTCAAGTACCTCGTGATGACCAGGCAGCTTCGCGGCCTGGCAAGCGGGAAGACGTTGCTGCCGTCCGCGGCTGTCGATCCGAAGGCGGTCGGAAAGAGTAGCCGCTGACACACCCGCGCGCCATATATCACCCCGGAACGGAATCGCAATTGCGATTCCTCGGCAGGGCGGCCCGGGGTCTTCTTCGACCGAAAAAGGCACCGTTTCGCGCCCTTGGGACGCAAAGTACTGTATTTCACTCATTTGACGGGAAAATATTCATAAAAGAGTGTCTGTCTGCTGTGATTTCAACGGTTTCCGCTGTCGTTTTGGGCTTCAGCGCGCGCTTCAACAGAAGCCCCGGCCACCATGTTCCGGTTGTCCGGACGCGCCCGGCGGCCTTCTCCGGTGTCCTTTATCCAGACGTGGCTGACGCTAACTTTGTGATATGAACGTATATGAAGCACTGGCCGAGATGAGGCGACTGTCCGAGGAAGACAGGAGCTTCAGTTTCTCGTTCATGTCCTACAATCCATCGAAAGGCACGTCCGACGGCATCGTCTACGTCCGCCGCGGGATCCTGCGGCACAGGGAGATGAAGGAACACAACAGGAACGCAGATCTCATCGAGGGGTACATGGATCTGGAGACCGGAGAGCCGAGGCGTTTCTACCAGCCGCTTCTGATGACATTCAACGGACAAAAACTGATACTAGTATGAGCAGAATCGAGAAGATATCCGACCACACGTCCGTCCTGCGGCTGAACGACGGACGGGCTTTCGCGCTTTCCAACAGGGTGGACAACAGCCTTGACTCCGTGTTCTGGATGGCACAGCAGAGGAACTGGGAGCAGCTGCCCCAGACCGTCTGCGGACAGAAGATCGTGCCGTTCGGCCACGACAACAACCTCCCCGTCCACCTTCGGGACATCCTTGACGAGAACAACCTCGGACCGGGAATTCTTGAGAGACAGATGGGGCTCCTCTACGGGCAGGGCGTGTTCCTTAACCGGCTGGCTTACCAGGAGGGGAACATCGTGCATCACTGGGAGGAGGACAGGGAGATACAGGCATGGCTGGACAGCTGGGACTATGTCAGCTACATCAAGGGATGTATGACCGACTATCTGCACCTGAAAGGATTCTTCGACGCCAAGTACCTTGAGAAAGGCAGGAGAATAGGCAGGGAGCCACGGATCGCCTATCTTGAGCATATTCCATCCAAGAACGCAAGGCTGGAGTGGACGGACAGCCGGGAGATCAAGGACGTGAAACACATTGTTGTCGGGGATTTCGAGCATTCCTGCGTGGGGACGGGCGTGAGGGTCTATCCGGTCTATGACAGAAGGAATCCGGGACGGTTCGGAGCCTCGGCTTCGTACAACCACACATATTCATTCGCAAGGGATTTCTACGCCGTGCCTCAGTACTGGGGAGCGCTGCGCTGGATTGTCAAGGGTTCCGAGGTCCCGACCATATTCAAGTACGTCACGGACAACGGCATCAACCTCGCCTATCTGGTGAAGGCTCCTAAGGAGTACTGGGAGGAGAGGCGCGACCGTCTGAGGATGGCAAACCCGACGTGGGATGACACCAGAATCGAGAACGAGATAAGCACCCTGACTGATGAGCTCCTGCGCCAGATGCAGGACGTGCTGAGCGGAAAGGAGAACGCCGGAAAGTTCTTCTACTCGCTGGACATGCCTTCGGAGAGCGGAACAGGGCGGGTGTCCTGGTCCGTGGAGGCCATCGACCAGAAGATGAAGGACTTTGTGGAGGCTCAGTTGAAGATCTCGGAGGCTTCGGCATCTGCGATCACATCCGGAATGGGGCTGCATCCGTCGCTGTCGAACGTGATGGTGAACGGAAAGCTGGCTTCCGGATCGGAACTGCTCTACGCCTTCAAGCTGTTCCTGCTTTCGGACACGGAGATCGCCTCGCAGACGATTCTGGAGCCGGTCAACCAGGCGATAGCGTTCAATTTCCCGGGCAAGGGACTGAAACTTGGGTTCTTCCACAGGCAGTTGTCGGCGGAGGATGCCCTTACTTCCTCGGCCAGGATTAAAAATCAGTGATTATGACGGATTTGTTCAACAGAAATCGGGACGGTTCCAAGGAACTTGAGGATCTGACCGGCCAATGGTACGCTTCCTCTCCTTTCAGGCTGATCGAGACGGAGATCCGGTTCGCCACCGATGAGGTGGCGCGGCTTGTGAGTCAGGAGGTGGTCAAGGAGGCCGCTGAGGCTTACGATGAGGATGAGAAACCGGAGCTTGTGGCCGCTGTGAGGCTTCCGGTGGCTTGTCTGGCGTTGATGCGGTACGCTAAGCTTTCGTCCGTGTCCCACGAATCGACCGGCCGGAAGGTCAAGATCGATGACAATGAGAGAAGCCCTTACGAATGGCAGATAGACAGGGATGACAGAGCGATGAGGGAGCGGTATTTCCGGGCTTTGGACGCTTTGTACACCTACTTGGAGACTTCCGGCAACGAGAACTGGAAGGCTTCGGCCAAGAGGACGATGATAGGCGAATCCATTGTCAGGAATATTCAGGAGTTCGAGGCGGTCTATCCCATCGATGGGAGCTATTACGTCTATTATCTGTTGCAGGCGCTTGTGATCGAGCGGCAAAGGGCGGTCATTGAGCCGTTCGCAGGGGATAAATGGGCTTCGATTACTGACGGTTCGGCTGAGCCGAGGGCGCTTTCGCTGGCCAGAAGGGCGGCGATACTAAGTGCGGTGATCGTGGCCGGAACGAGGTGGAGCCTTGAGGTGTTTCCTATCGAGATCGCAAGGCGGTTCTCCCCTACCTATCAGGGCAACAAGTCCAACCGTGTGGCCACGATGGATGAGATTGACTGGTATGTCGGCAATCTGAAAAGTGAGGTCAAGGACGCTTTGACGGATTTGTCGGCTCTGATCAGCGAAGATAAGGCGGATCCTAAGCTTTTGCCTGTGAATGACAGGCGGAACAAATTCTTTACCACCGAGTGATGAACACGATTGAGGTTTTCGAGACCGGCAAGGTCGTACAGGTGCCTAGTTCGTGGAGAGAAATGACTCCTGAGCAGGTGCGTGGGGTATTCCGGATCTTCGAGAGGTGTCTTAGGCGTGGGGAATCGCCGTTGGACTTCAATGTGAGGGTGCTTTGGATGCTGCTTGGGGTACGGAGGACTGTCAAGGGATGGTTCACGGACATATTCGCCGGCCACAGGCCTACTTTAAGGGACGAGAACGTCTATCTGATGTGCGAGAGGTTCCTCGGGTTCCTGTTCTCGGAGGAATCGGCGGCGCTGACGTTTGATTCGGTCGCCAACCCTATGCCGGTGGTGCGTTCGGGGCTTGTTTGGCTTCACGGTCCGGGGGAATTGCTTCAAGATCTGACGTTCGGGGAGTTCAGGCACGCCTCGGCGGCTCTGAACAGGTTCTTCAGGAGCCACGAAACAGATGACCTGGATGAGTGCATCGCCTTTTTGTACCGTGTGCGGTCAGGGAAGGCCAACCGCGCTGGCCGTATGGTTCCCGATGTGGACCAGCGGAACGCGAGGGTGCATATTCGCAGAGCATCGAGGTTGAAAGGGTGGCGGAAGAACCTTGTGATGATGTGGTTCTCGGCTTGTTTGAAGTACCTCCAGTCTGGTGTTCTGGAGATAGACGGGGAGGAGATAGACCTGTCGAGGCTTTTCGCCGGGGATGACAAGCCTTCCGGGGTCAGCTTCGGGTGGAATGACCTTCTGGTCGAGGTGGCCAAGGAGAACACGCTTGGAAACATCGACCGGGTGGATGAGGAGCCGTTGTTCTCGGTGTTGTCGATTATGTGGCATAACTATAAGGAAAGGAAGAGAAATGAGCAGATTATCAAGGCTTCAAAGGCTCACTGAGTACCTTGCGGGGTTGAAGATCCACTCCTGCCGGTGCTGTGGGCACATAGATCCGATTTGCACGACCGCGCAGTCGGACGCCACTTCCAAGCTGGCTCATCTTTCGGGTGTACAGGTTCTCGTGGCGCGTCCGGAGGTGCATCAGCGCGGGGATTCTGACACGTTCCGGGAAGAGTTGGGGACGGTGATCTTCGTGTTGGAGAAGGGGCTTGGGCTGGACAAGACGGAGGAATCGGAGAATGAGCAGTATTCACGGCTTCTGGAGATTGCGGATCTGATTCTGGCCTATATCGCCGAGGAGACCTCAAGCCAGAACTGCCGTCTTGTGACGGGTTTGGCGTTGGCTTCGGTGGATGTGGTTCCGGAGGCAAGCGTCTTCGGCGGCTGGAGCGGGTACAGCATCGAACTATCATTTGAGTGATGGATGTCAGGGCGCGTTTCGTTAGTGAGATCCTTCAGGATGAGGGACAGAGGCTTCTGAGGAATCAGGGCAAGGCCATCGAGGCAAGGGTCAAGAAGCGTTCCGGGCGGCTGGAGTCGTCCAGGAGTGTTTCTGTGACCGGCGGCAACGGCGCTTCGGGGACTTTGACGTTCGTCCACGTGGCCTACGAGCGCTTCCTGGACATGAAGCGCCTCCAGCGAGGAGACCAGTCCGTCAAGAGCAACCGCAGGATCCACAACCGCTATGTCTTCGGCGCTTTCGCCTCCATCGCCGAGCGCCTGATGTACGAGTTCACGGAGGATGCCGTCGCCCGGATAAAGGCGGCGGATCAGGGCAAACAATAAACAATTATCTATATGGCTAAAAGAATTACGGATGAGGATCTTCGGCTGAACCTGATTGTCAACGGGGATGGCGGCAGGAAGGAGATGCTTGCGCTGGACAGGCAGATGAAGGATTTGCAGAATTCGACCAAAAGGACCAGGACTGAACTCAAGAATCTTGAGAAAGCCGGCAAGACAGGCTCACAGGAACACCAGAACCTGACGAAGACCCTGAAAGACCAGGAGAAGACCCTGACGGAATGCCGAGAAAAATACAACAAACTCAGGGATGCCATTTCCCTTGAAAACAAGACATTGGCGGAACTCCGGAACCATCTGAAACTGACGCAGACGGCTCTTAGCAAGGCCGTTCCCGGGACGGAGAACTGGAAGAAGCTTAATGCCGAGGTCCAGCAGACCAAGGCAAGGCTTAAAGAGCTTACCTCACAGTCCGGGCAGACCAAGGGTGCGCTTGAGAAATTGTCAAGCGTCAAGGCCGGAGCTTTGGCGGCATTCGCAGCTATCGCCGGGGCAGTCAGAGGCGTGGCAAGGGCGTTCCAGAAGATAGTGGACTTCGAGCAGGCCAACGTCAACCTCTCCACTATCATCGGCAAGAACGTCAAGGACATCGAGGCGCTGACATATTCGGCGATGGAGCTTGGACGGACCACTGAATACACCGCCTCGCAGGTCACGCTGCTTCAGACAGAACTCGCGAAGCTGGGTTTCAAGGAGGGTGCGATCATGCAGATGCAGGAGTCCGTCCTGCACTTCGCCACGGCCATCGGGACCACCCTCCCGGAAGCGGCGGCGATGGCGGGAGCGACACTGAGGATGTTCGGGCTTGATGCCAAAGACACCGCCGACACCCTCGGGGTGCTGGTGCAGGGAGCCAACAACAGCGCGCTGAGCTTCTCCTACTACCAGACAGCGATGGCCACGGTCGGACCGGTGGCGAAGACATTCGGTTTCTCGCTCAGGGACACGGTCGCCCTGCTCGGCACACTGGCCAACGCTGGGTTTGACGCTTCTTCCGCGGCCACTGCCACAAGGAACATCCTGCTTAACCTCGCGGACTCAAGCGGCAAGCTGGCGGTGGCCTTAGGCAAGCCTGTAAGCACATTCCCTGAACTGATGTCCGGGCTGAGACAGCTGAAGGCGCAGGGAGTTGACCTTAACACCACGTTGGAACTGACCGACAAAAGGTCTGTCTCCGCCTTCAATACGTTCCTTGACGGAGCGGACGCTGCCTTGGCTCTGAGGGATTCGCTTGAGGATGTCAACGGCGTGCTGAAGAATACAGCCGAGGAAAGGGTCAACACGGTCGAGGGTTCCGTCAAACTGCTCCAGTCCGCATGGGAGGGGCTGATCCTCTCGTTCAAGGAGTCAACGGGTCCAATCAAGGAGGTGGTTGATTGGCTGACAAAACTGATTGAAAAGACCTCGGATTTAGTGTCATCAGGGTCAAAACAGAGTTTCTACAAGGATTTTTCCGAGGATTTCGCCAGAAAACTTGAAGATTTTCACGGCAATGAGGAGGTTATGAAATCCTACATCCAAGAAGCACGCAAAATATATGAGCGAGGATTCTCCCAAGCTCAGGCGACTTATGACAGCCAAAGCGGGTTCTCCCGCTGGTGGCACTACAGCGGCGACAAACTGAACATAGCGAGGAACGCCCTCGAAGGATTCGACCTCGCCGCCGCCCAGTACCTGAACGCGTCCGGTGGCGGAGCCGCCTCCTCTTCCTCCCCGTCGGGATCAACACCGCCATCAAACCCACCAAGCCTCCAAAATCCGCAAAAAAACAAATCCCTCTGGTCATTGAGCAATGACGAGGCGTTCCTGACGGCCAAGGCGGAACTGATAAGGCGGTACAACGAGAAGGAGATCTCCTCACAGGAGGAATATGACGAAAGGATCTATCAGCTGGAGGTGGCGACGCTGACGGCGAGGCTGGCGGCTCATAAGGATAAGGGGGCGGACAGAGCCAAGATCGAGAATGAGTTGCAGGAGAAGATCAAGAAGCATTCGGAGGATGCGTTGAAGAAGCGGCAGGAGTACGAGAAGAAGGCGGCGGATCTGGCCAAGGAGGGAACAGCGATCATCAACGAGGCGGAGACGGACAAGACCAGGGCGGCGATGGATGGTGAAGAGGTTCGGTACCAGGCGGAATTGAAGAAGTTCAAGGAGACGCAGGTGCTGTACGAGAATCAGGCGGCGGTGCTGGAGGCTATCGAGAAGAAGCATCAGAATAATCTGATGAAGATTCGGATGGATGCGGAGGCTAAAGAGATGGCTAAACTCAAGACCGCACACGACTTGAACAGGCTTGAGATAAAAAACGAATACGAGCAGAAGATGTCTGCTTTGCCTGTTGGTCCGTCAAAAGAGAAGTCATCGATGCAAAGATCAATGAATGCCGATTTAGTTTCTTCCGACCTCGCATATTTGGAAAATCTCAAAACCGAACTTAAAAAGATCACTGATAGCGGAGAATTTGACGGAGCGGTAATCCCAGAAGAAGAGCTGAATAAATACAAACTGCAACTCCAACAGACTATTGAGAAAATTACCGAGCTCAAAAACAAGCAGAATGAGGACACCGCAGGGGTTTTCGCCGGTACGGGAAAAGGTAGCCTGTTCGGCGTGTCGCAAGAGCAGTGGGATCAGTTATTTGCTAATCTGTCTGATGGAAGGCTTAAAGCGGAAGATCTAGCCAGTGCCTTGACTGGAATGGGAGGGCTTGCGCAGGAAGGCTTCCAGCTGGCAAGCAAGGCGATCGAGCTTACCAACGCCAAGGAAAACAAGGCATTCAACGAGTACAAGAAGAACAACGAGAAGAAAAAGAAGGATCTGAAATCCAGATATGATGCCGGATTGGTGTCACAGGAGCAGTACAACGCGAGGGTCGAGGAGATGGAAGCAGAGGAAGAGGCAAAGCGCGAGGAGATGGAGATCAAACAAGCAAAGAGGACGAAAGCGCTCAATCTGGTGCAGTCCATCATCAACACGGCTTTGTCGGTCACCAAGACCTTGGCGCAATGGGGCTGGCCAGCCGGTGCGGCTCCTGCCGCGATCGTGGCCGCTTTCGGGGCGGCGCAGACTGCATTGATCGCGGCGCAACCGATCGGTGCGGAGGAGGGCGGCTTCGTGAACACTCGCCGAGCTCAGGACGGAAAGGCCTTCAAGGCGCGGCTCTCACCTGACAAGAGAGGCTTCGTCTCCTCCCCTACCGTGCTTGTGGGTGAGAACGGCGGTGAATATGTGATACCGGCTGACGGACTGAGCAATCCGACGTTGCTGCCGTTCGTGGCTACGATGGAGGAGGCTCGGAAGGCTGGGACGTTGAAGAGCCTGAACTTCGAGGCGGTCTATCCTGTGGGGGCCGCTATCGGCAGGGAAAGCGGCGGGTTCACTGGCACTTCGACAAGCCCGGTGACTGGAATCGGCTCTGGGGCTGGCGCCGTAGTTTCGGCAAGGTCAGCGACCGATGAGAAGTTGCTGGAGGCCATCGAGCTGCTGAACAAAAGGCTTTCCGTTCCGATCAAGGCGGATGTGTCGATGCTGGGGAAGAACGGGATCATCGAGCAGACGGAGAAGTACAACAGGGCTAAACGCCGGAGTACCTACGGCAGGTAGCGAAAGTTTTTCTGCATTTTTTTCGCAAAACTCTTGGAAATTGGAAAAAGATTCGCATCTTTGCCAGTGCGTACTACATACTTAGCATTCTCTTTACGGCTGAATAATTCCGTAGAAGATTGCTGACATATTATTAAAGGGAAATTTTGCCCTCCGTATGGTCGTTGCTGACGAAAGTCGCAACAGCATTATGCCGTAAGGCAGGTATGTGGTACGCAGACCTTAGCGGAGGGTTTTTATATTCAATTAGTTATGCGTACTACTAATTCAAACAACGCGGCTGTTGCCGCAGAAAGCCACAAGATCGGGGCTGACTCTTTCATCATCGAGACCAGGATTGAACTGTTCCGGATCGCCGACCGGTTCTCCGAGTGGGAGAAGCGGATGTGCGAGAGCAAGGAACTGCTGATGGACGGAAGGCTCGACAATGAGATCAGGACGATGAACACCGCCTTCTACCAGTTGGACGAGGCTCTGAGGAAGATCATGAACGAGGAGCTGGAGTTCGACATCCTCCGCCACGACACCGTTACGGAGTGATTTTTGCAAGGATTTGTCTGACAATTAATTCTGAACGATTATGAGAAGGTTAATCATTGCTGTTGCTATAATGCTGATAGGGTTCGGCGGGACTTGCTTCGGACAGACTATTCAGCCGGACACGTTGACAATCTATGGGACATTTCCTGTGTACGGAAGAGAGGCGGAATGGATGGAGGATCAACTGAACATCTGGAAGCCGAATCTTGACTATATTCATAGAAAGAATGATTTCGCTCTTGAAAAGAGAGGGATAACGGTTCTCCAGTGTCACGATGTCCGTTTCACTCATAATAATAAGACTTCAAAATACCCTGATCATCTGTTTTTCGACTTATATGTCAAGTGTATGCCTGACTCTTGCACCATCTATATGACAAATATCGATGTGATTTGCAACCATAAGCCGGGAAGATATATTCATAGAATGTCAACATACGATGACGCTTTGAACAGAAGCGGAGCTTGGCTCAGGAAGAACCGAGTGCTGGCGGATTCCGCAAGGGTATATTCATTGTCTCTGTTCCACGAGTTGAAAGGTTCTTTGGAACGGCATCTGAACAGGCCGCTTGATGTCCAGATGAGACGAATAAAATGACAATTAATTCTGAATGAGTATGAGAAAGATGATCTTAGCCGTGATTGTTGCCCTGCTTGCGGGATGCTGCGGGACTTGCTTCGGAAGGAAGCTGGCTGATCCGGACACGCTGGCGTTCAAGAAGACATATTCGATGCCAGAAAAGAACATTGATGAAATCCGAGAGGCCGTAAGAGAATGGCCACAAAAGAATATTGGGTTGGAATATTCGCGTTCCAGTCTGGATTGGACAACAAAAAGTTTTCGAGGCCGGTACTTCGATGTTCTTTTCGGCAAAACAAGAGGTGATTTGTTCGGAGATGTAATTCTTGTCTTCCGTGATGGGAGTTTTGATCTGGTGTTCAAGAACATTTCAGCGCAATGGCGAAATAATTTTGTAACCTGCATGTCAACCAACGATGACAAGTTCAATCGCACTTGGTTCTGGAGGGCTCGTCGCAGCAAGAAGATTCTCAATAATGTCCGGCTTCGTGCCAGCGAGATATTCGAGAGGATCACCACCTCGATGGATCATTACCTTGAGGTCGGCCCGCCGGTGGAGTTGAAGAAACTCTGACAACCTTGACCTTCGTTTAGCAGCCGCTTTCGGGCGGCTGCCTTTGTTCCGCAATTCCCATCGAACGAAGTGAAAATCAGCGGAAAGTCTTGATTATTTGGCCGGAAAGTTGTTCAATTATTTTTTTGTATTGCATATTTACAAAAATATTATCATTATCTTTGCACAGATTGATGAGATACATATTGATGAAGGCGCTATGAGCTCATATATTCAGCAATTAGAGGAATATTTTAACAAGGCTACTCTTGAGCAGCAGGACAAGGATTACCAAGAACTTCAAAAGTTCAATAAGAATGGTATAACTGTTGATGACTTCATCCGGGATTTAGGAATTATACTTTAGTTATCATTCTATGGCATTCAGCAAGTATAAGAGCAAATCCGAGATGAATGAAACTTTCGCTAAGTCTTTGCACGACAGTTCGTCTTTCCTCCCTGTTGGACATTGCGCATACTATGCTTGTTTTCAAAGGATTTGCCATATATGTTATTATGTTATCGGGAAAACAAAGGATCAAATCGCCTCAGAGTGTAGTTTAAGCAGAGAAGGTTCGCACAATTATCTGCTGAACCTCGTATTGGAATACATCAAGAAGAGTAATCCTAATGATGGCCGTACTTTGCGTAGGGATATTTTCCAACTAAAGAAACTTCGCGAGTCAGCAGATTATGAAGATGAAAATTTTGATTCATCCAAAAGTTCGAACTCGCTTGATTTGATGAGAGAGATCCTTCCTATTTTGAGAAAATACTGAATATGACTTCTAATGAATATATTATCAATGAACTGAATCTTCTTCTTGAAAAGATTCAGAATATTCGAGTACGCTACGAGTTCGATCAAATGTCTTCTATGCATATCATTGAAATCGTGCCCGATGATGTTTATCGTAACGATGCGTTATACCTTGAATGGGAGGATGACTTATTTAGCAGATTCATCGAGAAATTCCCTACTGAAAACATTTGCTTCATTTCAGATAAATCATACATCGAAGTGAAAAATCCAATCTTTGTTAAAGAAGGGGCTGGTTTTGCATCCTTCTCGTGCAAAGATGAGAATCGCTTCTCTTTGCGGAAATCTGAAATCACTCCAAAATTCCACGAAATGCCTTTCACTTGGATTTCATTAGCGCCTATTGGATGTGAGACTTATTCCTTTTCGCAGCAATCAGGTGCGCAATTCCGTGTTGAAATTAATAATGATAACTATCCAAAAGCAGCATAAGAATTATGGACAACAGCAACCCAAAGTCAGGGTTTACCCTTGAAAATATCATCCTAATCGAAAGTTCTTTCAAAAGAATTAGCGATGTGATATTCGACAAGAAGGCTCAAAACTCATTCGATATAAATGTTGGAGTCGCATCTGCCGAACCAAGAATAGCCGTCACTGTTGATGTTACAGTGGCGCAAAAGCGTGACGAGGTTGAGCAGTTCAGGATTACGGCAAAAATGGTGGGAATATTCAAGAAAGAAGGTGAATCGGACATCAAAAGCGATGAGGATTTTGGCCGTATAAATGGTGCGGCCATTGTGTTCCCTTTTGTAAGAGAACACATTGCCAATGTGGCATTGAAAGGAGGCTTAGGTGCGGTTCTTATCCCACCTGTTAATTTCACGAAGTACACGGGGAAAGAATAGAATCCGTTTCCGTTGTCCTTTTGTAGCCACCTGAGGGTGGCTATTTTTGTGCCATAATGAGTTCGTTATGGTTAGGATATTGACTAAGGATTTCACGGAGCTGGATCTTACGAAGGGGTTCGAGTTCCAGATCGAGATGGAGAATCCGATGTTGGAGGAGGATCATATTCCTTCGGCTTTCAGCACGCAGATTTCGTTTCCGCCGAGTCCGGTGAACCGGAGGGTGTTCGGGTACACGCCGGCTATGTTCCTGGCGCCGAACGTGAAGAGACTGGAAGCTTCGGTGTGGATCGGGGGTGTGCCGTTTGTGAGCGGGACGCTGGTGTACGACGGCATCGAGGACGGGTGTCTGATGTACACATTCACGGAGAAGGTGGTGGAGCTGGAAGGGAAGATCTGGGAGAAGAGCATCCTGGAGTTCGACACGGGTTCCATCCCAAGCACCCTCTCGAAGTTTTCTACGCCGCTGCTTATTAACAAGACAAATGTTGCAATACAGCCATATTCGGTGATCAGTAGAATTCCCGTGTCAGGTGAGCCAGGTTCAGCAGGCGCTACCACAGGGCAACTAACTGAAGACGATTACCTCTACAGGAAGAAGTATTACAATTATTACAATGCGTCAGAGAGTTTTACCTATAATACCTTCATTCCGGCTATTCCATTGAGGGTCATCCTGGCAGGATGCTCGGTAAATGTTCCTAACGACATGCTACTCCGGAACGGATGGGCTGAACTATCCATTCTTGGTAGATACCACGAATTCTTGTTTGATGACGTGGTGAAGCCGAACAGGTGGCGTGACGTGGCAACATCGGGAACAAGGCCACCGTCAACCGGAAAGCCCACAAGGCGAGGATCTTCTACTCCAGGAAACAATAAGATCACTGATTTGGCCTCGTTCCTTCCAGACCTCTCTTTCGCTGAGTTGATTAAAGGTCTTTGTTCGATGTTCTGTTCGACCATATTCAACGACGGCGGAAAAGTTAGAATGATAGAGAATAAAGATGTTCTTGGCTATCCTGTCGAGGATTGGGAAGAAAAAATAGAGGACGATTATTCTTCTTCGGAAGAGAAAGCCGTATCTTATAAGTTCGGCTATGGCGACGATGGAATCTCCTATGACACTACAAAGCTAACCCAAAATATGGAAGACGGTCGAGTAGAAAGAATCCAAGAGGGCAATGTGGACGGCATACTGGCGCACTTTTCGTCAAGTGAGGATTATTCGGTGGTCTTCGACGAGGCTACTGGTGATGTCTATTCTGGCCGCAAATATGACGGAGTCGTAAGGAGACAATATAACCCAAACAATGGCGTGATCGTTCCTGTAACGGAAATAGCGTATGAATGCGACTTGCTTTACAAAGGGGCAAAGCCTGTGGAAAACCATGTGGAAGGCGCAGACACATTTGACAATAGCACCGAATTTATGACAGCGGGCTGCGTGCCGGAAAAATTATTCATTTCCGACACAACTTTTCCACGGAGCATGGCGGCTATAATTGAACCGAACGATGTTGGAAAAGAGCGTGACAACAAGGTCTACATAGGGGTGTCATTTGAGGATCAGTTTTTCAGCAATGGCATATTCGCCCCTATCTCAAAGGCAGACTTTCAGTTTGTTGGAACCGAAGACCTTACTCCCGGCGGTCTCTGGGAAGAATATCACAAGGCATTCGCCCAGTGGCTGGGAAAGACGAGGCAGAGGGTGGCCGTGGACGTGAACCTCACGCCTGTCGAACTGCACAACTTCAGGCTGTACAGACCGGTGTACTTCAGGGGGAGGAAATGGATCGTGGCGAAGCTCTCGGTGACGGTGGCGGCGGGTTCGGACAGGGTCTCCACCAGAGGCGAGTTCATCGAAATCTGATGTCCTTTCTGAATGGGGTCTCCAGGTGTACATTTGTCCTGGGTTGGGGATGATATACCCTGCCATTGAAACACGGATATGGAATTTACAGGTAGCATACAATTCGCTGACGAAAGCTCTTGGCTGACGCTGACCACGGAATCGGATGACACGGTGACGATCTCCGTCAGGCTCAACACCTTTGTCCCCAATCAGGAGGTCATGAGTTTTGAGGTGACTCCAAACTATGGCATAGTACGGTTGCCGGCGGGGGAAATACTCAGGGTTCTGAAAGGCAACGGTGTCGGGATGATTACAGGAGTATTCGCAGCCACGCAAGGCACGTCGTCTTGCTCGTACAGTTTCAGTGTGCTGCCTTGCCGGAAGTTCGCCTACAAGTCGCTTGCCGCGACCATATTCACGACAAGGCCGGAAAAATCTCCTGTCCATGTCGGAGCCGAAGACAGACTCTGGTTCTACAGGATGGCGGGTGATGTCTCCACCTATGTCAGATTTAACTATCTTGCCGGAGGCTCATCCAGCAACTACGAGCTCAGTCCCACGTATAGCATTAATCTGAAATATTATGACCTTGACATTTCCGCTGACACGATGCTGGCGACCGCTTCCGCAAAGGGGCTGGACGTGTCAAACATAGTGTCCTATGATGTTTGGATAGAGTGTTCCGGAAGCAAGTCAACGGTATATTCTTTCGTCATCAAGAGGATGCGGTTGCCACTGAAGACGTACAAGTTCCTGGGGCGGCGCGGGACGTATGAATATATTCACGCAACCGGGAAGTTCAGCCGCTCGATAGAGTCGGAGACGCAGGTGTTCGTGAATTCCGGGATAGAGCAGGAGCTGGAGAATGACTATTCGATGACATTCGAGCAGAACTCCGGGCACATCGACAGCATCGGGATGAACGGGTACTGGCTGGAGTTTCTTGCGGCCAAGGAGAGGTACATCATCGAGAAGGATGGTTCGGAACGGGCTATTGTCGTGGACGAGTTCAAGACATCGCTGACGGATAGGACTGTCAGCAGCATGACGTTCAAATGGCATTACGCAAACCCTAACAACACTGTCATTGACAAAGTGGACATCGACATCACAGGACTTGGCATCCTCGGGCCGTCCACCGTGAACGATGTAAGCAACACGGCGCAGTTCCAGGTGACATATTCACCGTCGAACACGACACAGCGGAGCATAACCTGGAGTGTGGTGAGCGGTTCGGACTATGCGTCCATCGATGGCAACGGGAAGCTGACGGTAAAGAGTAACGCAAAGGGGAACGTGGTCAAGGTCAGGGCGACAAGTACAGACAAACCAAGCGTCTACGCCGAGAAGTCAGTGAACGTCACCTATTTTTCGGCTGAAGTCAGCATCAGCTTCCAGAAAGACAGCATAGGGGTCGAGGCAAAGGCCGGCACCGTGACAAACACGTTCACCACGACAGGACTCACCAACCTTCGGGTGTCCGCCTCCGGAGGGATGACCATAACCACGGGGCCGTCGATCACCGGTTACCTCATCGGGTTCGCCTATGCGGAGAACACGGGCAATTCGGCGAAAATGGCCACGGTCACCCTGACAGGAGACAGAACGGACGGCAAGGGAACCTTCTCGAAGTCGTATACGGTCTTACAGAAAGCGGCGGCATCAGCCGAAGATCCATCGTGGGATCTTCCTTCTTCATACCTCGGAGAATATCTGACCTTGAATCCTGCCGGCGGCACCTTTGACATAAACATAAGCGATCCTGCGAGAGCAGGCTGGAGAGTAGTGTTCGGTAGTCCTCTGACGTTAGAGTCAGGCTCTGCGACCGGAACAGGCCAAGGGAAACTGTCGGTCAGATACCCTGCGAACGACACCGGTTCTTCGCGCAGTTTCGACCTCATACTCAAAAGCGGCGAGAGTAATTTAACAAGATGTGTCGCCAAACAAGCCGCCAAGGCTGAAACTCCGAAAGCCGACCCGTCCTGGAATTTGCCTACCACATGGACAATCAACGCAGACGGGAGCAATGATCCATTTATCCAAGTCACAGACAACGACAATGTTGGCTGGAAAGTGGAGTACCCTGACTGGATGGAAGCAGAAGGAGGGATAGATTCTGGGACGGGCAGCGGAACAGTCTCGTTCCAGATCGTTGCCAACACCGGTGCGGAACGCGAGGGAAACATAACGCTGAAGAGCGCCGGCGGCAACACAACCTACGCCGTATGCAGCGTATCACAGAAAGCGGCGGCATCTCAGGAACCGTCAATCACATTCTCCATGAACAGTGCCACGGTTAAGGCCACGCTCACTGTTTTGACGAATCCGATGTCCTACCAAAACCTTACAGGTTTGAACGCGACAGTGTCCGGGGAGCTTTCGGAGGCTGCGGCCACCATCGAATCCGCCGCGGTTAAGGTTACTTTCGCACAGAACACCTCTTCCTCCAAGCGCGTCGGGACGATCACGGTAACAGGAACCAGAACGGACGGCAAGGGAACATATTCGAAGTCGTTCACGATTGAACAGTCGGCGGCAAAGGCCGCCACATGGGATCTCCCGTCTTCATTGACATTTGAGGCGGGTGGCGACGGAGCGATTTTCACGATAACGGACAAAGACAGCGCCGGCTGGAGACTGACGCTTCCGGACTGGTGCCTTGTCAGCGACGGGATTACCAAGGGATTCGGAGACCGCGACACCGACCTGGTGGCAAGGGCAAATGACACCGGCTCTTCAAGAACCGGCACTGTACAATTGGTAAGCACTGATGGGAATACTGTCTATGCTACTTGTACCGTAACTCAGAATGCAGATAATTCCATGAATTTCGCCATCGCGCTGACGCTCGACCCCTCGGAGGAACGATAACCAAGAACTCAAGCATTAGATATTAATGAATATGAATTGCGCATACAACGAAAAAAACGACATTTTCCATGTCGTCAGGGGGAATGATTTCCCTATCAGGATCTGTCTTTGGTCGAAAGGACTGACGTTCGGCCAAGACAGAGCCTACGAATTGGAGGACTGCTCAGAAATAATGGCGAAGGTGGTAGGTTCCGACAGGAAAGTCGCCGTCAAAGCACGGTTTGTCACGACCAACGAGATCAGAGGACTCGTTGAAACCGGCTCTCTCCCGATAGGCGACTATGGGGTGGAAGTCATTTTCGTCAATGGCTCCGGCATCAAGAAGAGGATACTTCAGCACGGAGTCATAAGGGTTGCCTCATGCAACGATGCTTCCGGGGTTCAGGAAGACAGTTGTATTGTCAATCTCTATGTGGATAAAGAGACATCGGGCGGTGGAGATGTCCCTGATCCCACACCAGGTGAATCCTGCAAGCCTGACTCCGAACTTTCTGAGACCAGTGAGAATTGCGTGCAGAACAGAGTCGTGACAGGAGCCATAAGGGAGTTGCAGGACTACTGCTTCCCGACTTCACTTGAGGCTTCCATCTCGCCGTCTTCGGCAGAATGGACAGGTAACTCAGTAGAGGTCAGTGTATCTTTCAGGGTTCTCAGAAACTCTAAGCCAGTAGTAGCTGACACTGTCCAGATCCAGTTCAACGGCGAGACTAAGACCCTGGAGAATGTAGCGGAGGGCTCAGAGAAATTCACTCTCTCTACTCAGGGCTACAAATCTGGCTCAGTCACTGCTAAGAAGGGTTCTACTACTATAAAGAACTCACCAAGGTCTATCAGTGCTAATCTCTATCTCCCAGTATATTATGGATTCTCTAAGGCCACCACAGGAAATGAGTTGACTATCACTTCACTGACTAAGGGAGGCTCTTCTCTCAATGGTACCAAGACTCTCACCAACGATGATGCTACTAAGTACCTGTGGCTCTGCGTTCCTAACACCATGTCAATCAACAAGGTTACATCTAGTGGTTTCGATGTTCCGTTCTTGGCTCCAGTAGAGGCTTCTACTCCACTGGGAACCTACAAGTGCTATCGAACTCAGGATCTTCCTGGTGCTGGCTCTATGACAATTGTTATCTCTTAAAACTTAGAATATCATGGCAGATTATATCAAGATCTATGGCGAACTAAGACGACCATTAGAGGGCCAATATGTCACAGACTCAGATCAGATAAAGCACAAAAATGAGACCGTAAAAAAGGTTCTCGATAGACTAGATGGTGTCACCTACGTAGATGTCCCAGAGCTCGAGAACGATTACATTGTTCAGGCAAGCGCATCTCACAAAGAGACTGTCTATACTATCGAAGTGGGAGCAACCATCCATGCTATCGTGGGGGATTCCACCATTAAATGGATGAATGGAGAGGCTCCTGTCACTCAAGCTGATCACATATATGTGGTCTCAGTGATTGGGTCTCTGGCCGTCTGGGGAGAATTTCCAAAAGCCTAAGCTATGAGTGTATTTAGAGCTCTGATGATGCATAAGCATCAGCCTCTGAGTGAGTTCATCAAACTTGTTCCAGAGAACTTAGAATTCCCGGACCCAGAGAGCACTAAAGATCTAACCATAGAGTCTAATGCTCCATGGACTCTTGGAGTTAAATACAACGCATAAACACCTAACAAAGGTTAATTTATTAACTTTCTAAAACCATTAAAAAGTATGGCAAAACCGAGTTGGATTAAACTGGGCAAGAGCTCAGGTTCCATGAACGATTCCACAACTGTTACCGCCAGTGAGTACACGGGGCGTCAGCAGAGAGGTGGAACAATCACTGCTAAAACAACGGGAGGTGCAACCGACACTACTTCAGTTTCTCAGGCCGGTAAGGCTGAGTTCATTAATGTGCCGACAAAGACTTACAATGCCGCTGCAAAGGGTAGCAACTCTGACGGTTCTGACACCATTCAGATCACTGGTACCGCAAATACGGCAAACATCAAGGTGGCCGAGACTACGGGCAAGATTATCCCTGGGGCAGCCTACAAGATCCAAGTCAACGCAGTCAACGATGATTCTTGGGATGGAAAGACTGACACGGGCATTGATGACGATCCGGGTAAGGATGCTCAGTTCGCTTTCACTATCGACGTCAAGATCCCAGAGAACAAGACTGAAGCTGCCAGAACATTGGAGATCAAGCTTCAGAATGGTAACGGCGATGTTGTCACTGATGCTATCGCCATCATTCAGGCCAAGGGTGTCAAGTCTTATGATGCTGTTACCCTCACCGTGGGTACTTATCAGCAAATCCCTGCTGCCGGTGGTACCGTTGATGCCCCTTCTGTTTCCTTCTCCCAGCCTTGGGGATGGAACGGTGTTACCTCGGGGGGTGGCACCATTACTACCGGTGGCACTGTTGCTTATGCAACTAAGACCGGATGGCCTTCATCTCTTACCCTTGCCACAGCTACGGGTCAGGTATCTGCGGAATCTCGTACAACCGTGGTTGGAGACGTGATTTCAGGCACTGTAACTATCACTCTCAATGCTAATGGCAAGTCTGCTTCCAAAGAGGTTTCAGTTAGTCAGCAAGCCAATTCCGTTACTTATGCAGTTACGGATGTGACACTGGCTGCTCCAGCTGACATCCCAGCTTCCGGAGGTTCAGTATCTTCTACTACGGTTACAGCCAAGGGTTCACAGACTTACACCTCGGGATCAGTCACCAGTGATGTTGCCCTCACCAACGGCTCTGATGATTGTACCATCACCTTTAGTGAGGGAGTTTCAGCTGCTTCACTTGGTACTACTGTTACCAACAGAACTAAGAAAGGCACTCTCACTGCTACAGTTACCTGGAAGACTACAGCTACCAAGTCCGCTTCTGTGGATGTATATCAGGCAGCCAATACCGCCACTTACGGTGACATCACCTTTGACTCTGCCGTTGCCACAGAGGTTTCACTCAAGGCTGACGGTACCCAAAGCCGCAACATGACCGACAACTCCAATGTTGGCGCCAAGCAGACTGTCACCTATACTTCGGGTGCTACAAGAACAGAGGCCAGCGCTACTGCTGCGGTTGTCTTTGACCTCAGTCCAAAGGTCAAGACCGCTGCAACTGGGTTTGCTCTCTCTTCTGACGGCATCGTCTCTGTTGGAGCCAACCCTACTACGGAGCCTCGTGGAGGCTTTGTAGTGACAGTAACTGTCACCGGCGAGGGCAGCAAGACTGCCACCAGAGACTTCACGTTTAGTCAGCAGGGGGCTTCTTCCTACATCAACCTCACTCCAGAGAGCCTCACCTTTGTGGCTGCCGGAGAATCCAAGACGCTCAATATAGAGTCAAACGACAGCTGGACTCTTGAATAAGACTGTCATAAGGTGGGAGGGGGCGAAACCCCTCTCATCTTCTAATTTATTCTAAAAACAGAATCATCATGGCAAAACCAAGTTGGATCACTGTAGTATCTGGGTCTACAGGAAGTGGCTCAGGGACAAGATCACTAAAAGCAAGCTCCCATACTGGAAGATCAAGCAGATCAGGCTCTATCAAAGGAGTTACCTCTGGTGGAGCCTCTGACTCTGTAGTTCTCTTACAGGTTGGAGCTGGTGAGTTTATCAGGGTAGACAAGACTTTCTATTCTGTTGCAGCTCTTGGTGATACCGTGAAAATCACTGGCACCAGCAACTCACCATCTCTGAAGCTGACTAATCTCACTGATTCATCTTTACTTTCAAACTTTGCTCTGAAGGTGAACGGGACTGCCTATTCCTGGGACGGGAACGTCTCTCATCAGATATCGGGTGATCCTGGGGCATCTAGCTCTTACACTTTTGAGATCTCCTTTGACGTGGCGGAGAATCAAACTGAGTATTCCAAGAACATCACTTTCAGGCTCCGTGATTCGAGTGATCCTGGAATATCTTCTGAAGCCATCACCATTATCCAAGCGGCTGGTGAGAAGACCTACGGCACCGCAAGTGTCTATATGACATATTCTAATTGGAAGATCGGCGCAGAAGGAGGTGTTGCCACCCCTTCTTACGGATTTTCAATCCCTTGGGGATGGAATGGCAAAACATCTGGTGGTGGAACTCTTACACAATCTAATTCTTCTCATTCTGTAAAATACACTTATCATACTGATCCTCCTGGTTCCCCTTATAACTGGACTTTAGACGAGCATACAGGAGAGATAGTCATGGATTCTCTGGGAAAGAACATCACTGATTCTTATGAGGCAGCCCGTATTAAGATAACCATTATCGTTAATGGTCAGACCTTAACTCATACCGATTTTGTAAGACAGGATCCCAATAAGGTCACCTATACTTTAAGCTCTGCTTCTGTTTCATTAGACGATATCCCAGCATCTGGTGGCTCAGCTGACTCACCAAACTTTATCTCAGCTTCAGGCAAGATTGATTATTCTTCTGGAGAATCCGATACTCCTTCTATAATATCTTCGGATGTTATCATTACGTTGTCTAAAACGGTAAACGGCTCGAATCTTGGTTCAACTATTAAGGCCAGAACAAAACTTGACACAGTTACAGCCACTATAACCTGGAATGGCTCTAAAGTAACTCAAAACATAGATGTATACCAACAGGCCAATCAGGTAACCTATTCATCAGTTAGCGCCACATCTTCTACTGTAATTATTCCAAAGACTGGTGGGGATGTAGATATAGCTGCCAAGGTATCCCCGAACCAGACAGCCACCTATACTTCTGGTGCTACTAGAACTATAACTGATTTTACCTATGAGTTCACATCAGTACCAAGTTTGGTAACCATTGATGAGCTTAATCTCAAGGCCACCGTTGGTAAGAACATCACAGGTTTAACTAGAGACGACACTATTGAAATGAAGATAACCGGCGAGGGGAACAAGTCAACTACAGC